GCTTGAAGGCATCCGCGAGGCCTTCATCAACGACGAGCAGTGCGGCCTCCAAGACTGCGATATCGCGCAGGAGGCCGCCGACGAATTCAATGACTGGCTGAGCGAGAAGACCACCAGTGTCGATGACGCCATCAAGGCTGTCTCGGACGAGGTGTACTCTGAATGGCTTGCCGGATTTCGGAGGAAAGTGGCATGAACGCCGTAAGCAAGATCGAGCCTGCAACCGGGCTGGCGCTGTTGCGCGCTCCGTTCCCGGCTCACCACATCAGCAAGCTCCCAAAGCCCACCAAGGCGCAGACGGATGCAGTTCGTCAGGACTTCAAGAACGGCATCCGCTGCAAGGAATGCGGCGCATGGCACCATCCTGATGTCGTGCACCTGGATTATGTCGGTCACGCCGCGCTGACTGATCGGTTGCTGGATGCTGACCCGGCATGGTCGTGGGAGCCTGTCGCTGATCCTCAGTCGGTTGGTCTGCCTACCGTTCCCGGTGGCATGTGGATCAAGCTGACCGTGGAAGGCGTGAGCCGCTACGGCTTCGGCTGCGCTGACGGCAAGTCTGGTGGTGACGCGATCAAGGAAGTCATCGGCGACGCTCTACGCAACGCGGCTATGCGCTTCGGTGCGGCGCTGGACCTCTGGCACAAGGGCGACCTTCATGCCGACGAAGAACAGGAAGCACCGGCCCCACGGCATGATCCGCAGACGCCCGCACTGATTACGGACGATCAGCGCCAGCAGCTGATGACCCTCGCCACGGCGAAGGGGATCGACGCTCGCACCATCTGTGAGGTCGGCAAGATCGACGCCATCGCGAAGATGGCCGCCGGGCAGTTCAAGAACGCGATGGCATGGATCGCTAAGCAGCCGGCGCGTGAAGCTACTCCCGCTGGCGGTGCGCAGTCTGACGCGCTGCTCGATGACGAAATCCCCTACTGAAAGGCGACCGGCAATGAATGACATGAACCCGCGCGCCGTCATTGGCGGCAACAGCCCGCCCGACCCAATCGACACGGCGCTGGCTCCGTTCAACGACACCCTGGAAGAGGTGGCAAACTGGCTCGACGGCGCGACCGTCGAGAACGATGGCCAACTCACTGCCACCGACAAGCTGCTCAAGGAACTCAAGGCTGCTCGCAAGGCCGTCGACACCGCCCGGGAGGACTGCACCAAGCCGCTGCACGAGATCTGGAAGGCTGAGGTCGCCCGATGGAAGCCCACCCAGGACGACCTCGACCGGCAGGTGAAGTGCCTGGTTGCGGCGCAGGCCCCGTACAAGGCGAAGCTGGCGGCCGAGAAGGACGCCAAGCGTCTGGCAGCCGAGGCCGAGGCGCGTGCGAAGGCAGAGGAAGCACGGCAGGCACATCTGGCAGCCAACGCGGCAAGCCTGGAAGAGCAGCGTCGTGCTGATGATCTGCTCAAGGCCGCCGATGAAGCCGCCAAGCAGGCCGCCCGCGCGTCCAAGGATACCGTTAAGGGTATGCGGACGGTGCAGGTCTACGAGATCACCGATCACCGCGCCGCGCTCAACTGGATCGCCCGCAACGATCGCGATGCCGTGACGGCCTTCATCGAAGAGTACGTCCGCCGCAACTTCAAGCTGCGGCAGATCGACGGCGTGGCTGTCGAGACGAAGAAGGAGGCGTTCTGATGGCGAACGCCAACCTTTCGCGCTCGCACGGCTGGATGCACGCTACGGCCGCGCGAGGGCAGGCTTCCGAGGCTAAGGCCGCCCGCCTGTCCGCTGCAATGCAGAGCGCCCGGTCGCTCAAGGAAGCCGCTTGGATGGCCGGCATATCCGAGCGCACCTCACGCCGCCTGAGGGAAAGGAACGCCTAATGCTGGCCCGCACTGGATCGCTTCTTCGCCGCTCACCTATGAAGGTGAAACCGCGCAAGGCTCCGCTCGCTGCTGAGCGCCGTCACCTTCACCGGGTAGCAGGCATGGGCTGCCTGATCTGCGGAGCGGAAAGCACCGTCCACCACGTCACCAGCGACGGCAACCAGCGCCTGACCCGCACGCATGAGCGCGTCGTGCCGCTGTGCCCCCGCCATCACATGATCCAGTTCGGCCCGAAGGAAAGCGTCGAGGCGCTGGGCCATGCCGGTTTCGCGGTGACGTACGGCGTGGATCTACTCGCCATCGCTTCCCGGCTTTGGGCTGAATCACAGGAGGCTGAGCGTGGGTAAGTTCCCGACGATCACCCTGCGCGGCCCCTCGCAGCGAGACTTTGCTCACCGCGTCATTGAGCAAGCGCCTGACGGCTACGTCGTGAAGGTAGCGGCTGAGACGCGGCGCGATGCGCAGAACCGCAAGCTGTGGCCGATGCTCACCGACCTGCAACATCAGGTCGAGGAACTGGCGACCTACAGCGCCGACGACATCAAGCTGCGCTTCCTTCACGCGCTCGGGGCCGAACTGCGGTTCCTGCCAGCGCTGGAAGGGCAGGGCATGTTCCCGATCGGCCTGCGGTCCTCGACGCTCACCGTCGATCAGTTCTCCGCCCTGGTCGAGCTTCTTTACGCATACGGCGCGCGCCACGGCGTCCGCTGGTCAGATCCCGCAGAAAGGACTGCCGCATGATTGGCAACATCAAGCACGGCTCGGTCACGTCCATGCAGGACGAAATGGCCTATCGGTTCACTCGCACGCCCCTTTTCCCCTCCTACGCCAACGCCTACCAGGCTGTGGCCTACGGCCGGCGCCGCAAGGTAGCCGCCCTGATCGCCCTGGTGCTGGTCTGTGCCGTCTCTCTCTATCGGGGGATAGGCGCATGAGCGCCCCTCAGACTGTGGCCGATGTGCAGCATACGCCGGGACCTTGGGCGGTTGGCGGCCAGCACAAGCGTGCGGCAGTCTACGCCGGTAATACCCAGGTCGCCTTTGCTCGCGAAGAATATGACCGCATCAACTCAACCGTCGCTGAAGCCAACGCATGCCTGATGGCCGCCGCGCCTGCGCTGAAAGACGCACTGGAGGATATGCTTTCCGGCTGGCGGTATATCCGCGAGCAGCACGGCGATCTTTACGGAGTGGGTTGGGACCGTTGCGAAGACGCCGCTCGCGCCGCCCTTCGCGCAGCCGCCACCTCCGCCCGTCAGGGAGAGACCGCATGAAATACTACATCGACTGCGAGTTCGACGGCCACAACGGCCCGCTGTTGAGCATGGCGCTGGTTCGTGAGGACGGTCTGAGCATCCACATTGAGACGACGGCTGTCGCTTATGACCCGTGGGTCATCGCGAACGTGGTCCCCGTCATGAGTGAGAACGATGCGACGACGCACCCCTTGGTATATGTGAATGGCGTAGGCGAGATGGTCCGTGAATTCATTGCGCCGGACAGCCACCCGATGATCATCGCCGACAGTCCCGTGGATATCGGGCGGTTCTGCCAAGCTGTCATGACTACGATGGGTGGTAACTATATGCCAAACGAATGGCCTCAACTGTCGTTCGAAGTACACGACGTAGACTGCTATCCGACCACGCTGCCGGGCGCTGTCCAGCACAATGCGTGGTGGGATGCAATGGCTCTGCGTCACCTGCTCTCCGCCCGTCAGGAGACCCGACATGGTGAGTGAGAAGCTGCTGCCGTGCCCGTTCTGTGGGGGTGAGGCGCGGTATGAATGGCACAGTGCCGATCCCTGCTGGATCGAGTGCAATGCTTGCGGTGCTGTTGGGCCTAACGACACCCACACGACGACGGAAGCCAATGCCGCCGCCTGGAACACCCGCGCACCGGCTGATCTGCGGTCGGCGCTGGAGGCGGCACAGAAGGACAGGGACACCGCACAAAGCGCCGTGGAAGCGTGGGCAGAGGTTTGTGAGCGGCTAGAGGCTCATTTGCAGGACCGAGTAGCGATGCAGGATGAAGCCAACCCTGCGGTCTTCCTGTCCATACTCCGCAGCAGCATGGCAAACGTACAGCGCGGCAGCGAGCAGATACGTGCTGCACGCTGGGCTGATTATGCGCGCCAGGAAGCCAAGATTGCGACGCTGGAGGCGGAGACGATCGAGCGGTGTGCGAAGGTGTGTGAGCAGCTTGCCGCCGGGTGTCGTGCTGAATTGAAAGACCCCGCCAATGAAACGCGGACGATTGCCGTGCTGGACGGCCACATCAGCGCTTACACGACCATTGCCGCGAATATCCGCGCCCTCGCCCCGACCAAGGAGCCCGCAGCATGAAGACGTACACCGCAGCAGAAGTAATCGAGCGGATTACCCAAGTGGCCGAGGCTGTTGGAATGCAGGCCGGCGTCGGTGGCATGGAAACGGCCGGCGCGATCGTCTCGTATCTGGCCAATCATCCCGACCTGATCGAACCATTCGTCGCGGGCAAGATTTCCACGATTGATTTCAGCCCACGTTGGCTGGTCGAAGGCCGCCTGACTTGGCTGGGCCGAGACGACAAAATCCATGACGCCGGAGATGTGGCGCTCGGAGACGCAGCATGACCAACACGACCACCGATGCCGCAGAGGCGCGGGCGGGGGCACTGGAGGCTTTGGCCCGCACATACGAGGAAGATAATCTCCACGATACCGCCTGGCATGTTCGCGAGGGCGGCTTGAACGGCCATGAACAGCGTGCCGTTCGTGCGGTCATGCTCGCCACCGCCGAAGCCGCGAGCGGGGCGGGGGAGCGGGAGGGGCCATACGTCGCCGGGCCGATATGGGCCGAGCCGGAAGACGATTGCTTCACCGCTGAAATTCAGATCGTAGGCGGCCATGCTGTTGCCGCCACTGTTCATGGTGCCACCCGTGACGAAGCTGAGCGCCGCCAAGCCGCCGTTCTCCGCGCTCTCGCCTCCCTCCCGCCCGCGACTGACCCGGCGATGGTGACGGTGACGAGGGCGCTTCTGGCCCCGTTCGCCGCGCTCGCGGACGAGTGGGATCGCTGGCAGGCCAAGGGCAGCACCTCGACGCCGAACATGGTCCGCATTTCATACGGACGGGTGCGGTTCGGTCTGCCGGAGTACCAAGCCGTTCGCGCCGCCCTCGCAGCCGCCCCGACCATCCCAGCTACCGGCCATGCAGCGACCGAACCTGTAACGAATGCTTACAACTTGGCAGCGACCGAGGGGGAGGGGGCGAGCCATGCCGATCGCACCTGAGAACCGCGCCCGCTATCCTAAGGATTGGAAGGCGATCAGCCAGCGCATCCGCTTTGATCGCGCTGGTGGCCGCTGTGAATGTGTCGGCGAATGCGGCCTGGATCACGGCGACCGATGCGATGCGCATCATGGCAAGGCGCATCCGCAGACCGGCTCAACCGTCGTGCTGACTACAGCGCATCTGGATCACACGCCAGAGAACTGCGGTGACGACAACCTCAAGGCAATGTGCCAGCGCTGCCACCTACGGCTTGACCGGCATCATCACGCCATGAACGCCCGCGCCACGCGCAATCGGAAGGCAGGTCAAGACGACCTGTTCGCCGCATGACCCCGCCAGACCCCCAGCAGGTAGCCGAGATCGCGGGGCGCTTGAGCAAGGCGGAACGGGAGGCGGTGACCAGCCGCAAGTGGCGGTATTTGACCCTCCGGCGGGCACTGGAATGGCCGATGGAAGGCACCGTTGAGCGGATGCCGGACCTACCGCACTTTTGGCAGGCTTCTCCGCTCGGCCTCGCCGTCCGCAACTTCATCCAAGGAAATTCCCATGACTGATCTGATGGAGCTGGCCTCGCGCGTG